AAGTTAAACTAATCCCTTAGCAAAGAACAGCAAGTAAATGGCAAGCGTGTTCCCTTCATTTAAGAACAGGTCTAGGTGGTTTTCGTCTAGCGAAGTACCGAAGGCACTTCTAAGAAACTCGTTGTTAAAACTAAACTAGGTTTTAAATAACCAACGAGTCTCGACTAGCAACAGCGTGTCTGCGTTGATCTCCATCGAGCAACAAACACACTGAACTCAGAACGCACATAAGGATGATTGTCACACACATCCTATCGAAGTAGGTCTGTTTATCTATTGTTGAATCAGAAAGACATTGATAATTCGCTTCCATACCTTGAGGTGCAAGGCTCATTTGCTTGTAAGTTTCTGTGTCGTATATTTCCTCCATACGTAAATAATAGTACATCCAGACATTAATGCAACATTTAATTACACATTAAAAGAGACAGCACAATGTGAGCATAGAAAAAAGAACATTGACTGAGTAGAATTTAATCATGTCAGAACAAAGAAAGTTAACGATCAAACAGAGGGCATTTGTTGACGAGATAATCAAAGGGAAGGTAGGTAGCTATCAGGATGCGTATATCAAAGTCTACGATGTCGCTTTAACCAAGACAGGCAAAGTACCTAAGTGGGTACGCAATGAGGCTAGTAAGTTAGTAGCGAACCCCAACATCACAATGGCAATACAAAGGGGTCTAGAGAAGAAGGAACAGACTGTAGTGGCTTCAGCAGTCAAGACCAAGCAATATGTCATAGATCGACTCTACAAAGAAAGCGTTGAGTCCGATAGTGATGCAAGCAGAGTTAGAGCCTTGGAACTTCTAGGAAAGTCCGTCAGTTTGTTTACTGATGTAGTAGAGAACAAAGAAGCAAGGTCTAGCACAGAGATAGAAGCAGAGTTAGAAGAGAAGATCGAACAACTACTGACAAGACACTAGACATCATATAAGTAATACCACCCTATTTTAGACCCCCCTTTTTAGAAACCCGACCCCCCCTAAACACACGTGTGTACGACAGACATACATACATAGTGTTTTACTCATTCTAATATGAGATTTGATAGACCCCCTACCCCCTGTTTTGCAGAAAAAGACCCTAGGAATCCTAAGCCTCTAAAAATTTTATATAATTTTATGTTGACTTTTCATGTGAAGAGACCGATTATTGTATAATCTGTAGATACTTATATCCAAGTAGTAGTAACATACTGCCGAGTGGTTACTACATAGTAGTAACAAAGTAAGTTTTTTAATTAGTATCTACAAAGTATTTGGTTACTACATATGTAGTATGTATGAATAGTAATGTTTTAAATAAGCTCAGTAAGCTTTCCTCTTCTGAAAAGGAAGAACTGCTTTCACTGTTAGAAGAATTAGAGCTTTCAAAATCCAGAGAATCTTGTGAGGATGAGTTTCTTAGTTTCGTTAAAGAGATGTGGTCAGCTTTTATTCATGGTAAACACCATGAGATTATGGCTGATGCTTTTGAACGAGTCGCTAAGGGAGAACTGAAGAGGCTAATTATCAATATGCCTCCTCGACATACGAAGTCCGAGTTCGCATCTTACCTCTTGCCTGCTTGGTTTCTCGGAAAATATCCCGATAAGAAAATAATTCAAACTGCCCATACCGCAGAACTTGCCGTTGGGTTTGGTCGTAAAGTGAGAAACTTAGTTAACAGTGCAGACTTTAGACAAATATTCCCTGCTATAAGTTTGCAAGCTGATAGTAAAGCAGCAGGAAGATGGAACACTAACAAGGGTGGCGAGTACTTTGCTATCGGTGTTGGTGGTGCAGTCACTGGTAAAGGTGCGGACTTGTTAATTATTGATGACCCGCACAGTGAACAAGAAGGTGCTAGTGCTGATATCAATGTCTTTAATAAGACCTATGAATGGTACACCTCTGGTCCACGACAGCGTTTACAGCCTAAAGGTTCTATCGTAGTGGTGATGACCAGATGGCATGACAAGGATTTGACTGGACAGTTGGTTGATGCCAGCGTTAAACGTGGCGGTGCAGACGAATGGGAAGTTATAGAACTGCCTGCGATACTGCCTTCGGGTAATCCTTTATGGGAAGAGTTCTGGAAGTTAGAAGAACTTGAAGCTCTACGAGCTGAACTGCCAACCTCAAAGTGGATGGCTCAGTATCAGCAAGACCCTACTGCAGAGGAAGGAGCTATTATTAAAAGAGAATGGTGGCGTGAATGGGAAGGTCGAGAGCCTCCTAAGTGTGAGTTTGTTATTCAATCTTGGGATACTGCGTTTTTAAAATCACAGCGAGCCGACTACTCTGCCTGTACTACCTGGGGAGTATTCTATCGTGAGGGTGATGAGGATGGTATGCTGAGACCTGAAATCATTCTGCTAGATGCCCATAAAGCAAGACTAGAGTTTCCTGAATTAAAGAAACGAGCTATGGAATGTTATAGGTCCTATAAACCTGATGCTTTTATTATTGAAGCCAAGGCAGCAGGTACACCTCTAATCTTTGAGTTAAGACAAATGGGTATACCTGTACAAGAGTATACGCCAAGCAGAGGTAACGATAAGATTGCTAGAGTTAATGCAGTAGCTGATTTATTTTCTTCTGGCATTGTCTGGTGTCCCCAGACTCGATGGGCAGAGGAAGTGGTAGAAGAGTTTGCTGCTTTTCCAAATGCTGAACACGATGACTTGGTAGATAGCAGTACACAAGCACTACTAAGATTTAGACAGGGTGGTTTTGTTCCATTACATAGTGATGAAGAAGATGAACCACTAGAACACAATAGAATAGCAAATTATTACTAGGAGAAAAATTGGCTACAGAAAGAACACCAGTAGATGGTTTAATAGAACAAGACCCAGCAGAACCAACGGAAGTTAGTATCGCTGTAAAGAATCCTGAAGCTGTTGCTATAGAAACAGAAGATGGCGGTATGGTTATCGACTTTGACCCTGAGTCAAGCAATGATATCAATGCAGGCTTTAATAGCAACCTTGTAGATTTTATAGATGATAATGAACTTGATAGTTTAGGTTCAGAGTTGGTTAGTGCCTTTAATATGGATAAGGACTCCCGTAAAGAATGGGAAGATACTTATACTAAAGGTTTAGATCAACTGGGTTTAAAGATAGAAGAACGCACCCAACCTTGGAATGGAGCTTGTGGTGTTTTCCATCCTATGCTATCTGAGGCAGTTATTAGATTTCAATCTCAAGCAATAGCAGAAATCTTTCCTGCCAAAGGTCCAGTCAAAACTAAGATAGTTGGTAAGATCACTGAAGACAAAGAGAAGCAATCTCAAAGAGTGCAAGATTATATGAATTATCTGCTGACCCATGAGATGGCAGAATACAGAACAGAAACAGAAAAGCTTTTATTTTCGTTACCACTAGCAGGGTCTGCTTTCCGCAAAGTTTACTTTGACCCTAACCTCGGCAGACCCAGTGGTATCTTTGTACCATCCGAAGATGTGGTAGTTAATTATGGAGCAAGTGATTTAGAAACTTGTGAAAGAGCAACTCACGTTATGCGTAAATCTTCTAATGAAATTAGAAAGTTACAGGTCAGTGGTTTCTATCGAGATGTAGAGCTAAGTGAATCTGGTAATTCATATTCCAGCATAGAAGAAAAGTATGACGAGTTAACTGGCGAGATGAGCTCAGATGCTTACGATCAAAGACATACTCTTTTAGAGATGCAAGTTAATTTAGACCTGAAAGGTTTTGAAGATATTCAAGATGGTAAAGAAACAGGTATCCAGTTGCCGTATGTGGTTACTCTAGATTATCCAAGTGGCAAGATTCTAAGCATTAGAAGAAACTATTACGAAGATGATGAACAAAAGAAAAGAAGATCACACTTTGTACATTATCAATATTTACCAGGTCTAGGCTTTTATGGTTTTGGTTTAGTACATATGATAGGTGGTTTGGCTAAGTCAGCTACCAGTTTACTTAGACAGTTAGTAGATGCAGGTACGTTGTCAAACTTACCAGGTGGTTTAAAAGCTAGAGGCTTACGCATCAAGGGAGATGATACTCCTATTATGCCAGGAGAGTTTAGAGATGTAGATGTACCAGGTGGTGCAATCAGAGACAACATAACTTTCTTACCCTATAAAGAACCATCTGCTACATTGTATTCTTTATTACAGAACATAGTTGAAGAGGGTAGAAGATTTGCGAGCATGGCTGATATGAAGATATCAGATATGAATAACCAAGCTCCTGTTGGCACAACTCTAGCACTTATAGAAAGAAACATGAAAGTGATGAGTGCGGTGCAAGCTAGACTTCACGCCTCTATGAAAAGAGAGTTTGATATCTTAGTAAATGTTATTAAGGATTTTGGCGAGCCATCATATCCTTATGAAACAGGAGAGGAAGAAGAAATAAAATCTTCTGACTTTGACAATAGGATAGATGTAATCCCTGTATCAGACCCAAACAGTACAACGATGGCACAAAGAATAATGCAGTATCAATCTGCAATGCAGTTAGCTCAATCAGCACCACAAATGTATGATATGAAAGAACTGCATAGAGAAATGTTAATGGTGTTAGGTATTCCTGATGTTGATAGCATAATACCAGAAGATGAAGATGTGCCTGCAGTAGACCCTGTGACTGCGGTGCAAAACTTAATTAACAATAAACCAGTTAAAGCATATGAGTATCAAGATCACGATGCTCATATACAAACTGTAGCAGCAGCACAAGATAATCCAGAGATACAAGCTTTACTGCAGAAATCTCCAACAGCTCCTGCAGTATTAGCTGCAGCCTCAGCTTATATTAATGATCACTTGACTATGAAGTTTAGAGATCAAGTAGAAGAAGAGATGGGCATAGAGTTACCACCTATTGGTGAACCTATACCTGGAGATATTGAAAAGAGAATATCAGAGTTGGTAGCTGAAGCTGCAAGCAGAGTTACTGAGAAAGCTAGAATAGAAGCTCAACAGAAACAACAAGCTGAACAACAAAGAGACCCACTAATTGTTCTCAAAGAAAGAGAGGTGGGTGTAAAAGAAGCAGAGGTTCAAAGAAAAGCTCTAGGTGATCAAGCAAGATTTACTTTAGCTAAAGAGAAACTAGAAGCAGAGCAAGAACAAAAAGGTGCAGAACTTGGAGTAAAGATAGCAGGCGATTTGCTTGCTGATGAAGGTGCAAACAAAAAGCAAGCACTGGAAGAATACAAGGTAGGACTTGACTTAGGTAAAAATATCGTAGAAGATAGCAATAAGAATGAGTGAAGATATCAGAGAGCAATCTCTATCTGAGTTTTTAAAAATAAGACTCAGAGATATAATGAATGAACACGCAGATCATATATCTACGGGTAGTGTTAAAGATTATCCAGAGTATAAAAAACTGTGTGGTGTTATTGAAGGTCTAGCATTAGCTGAACGTGAAATGCTTGACTGGATAGAACAACACTCATTGAAGTGAAACTTTTATGAATACGAAAGCGACAGTCAAACCAGATAGTGTAAAAAAACCTGAAGTTACAGAAAAAACTAAAAGTCAGTTGCCTGAGCCTATGGGTTTTAAAGTATTAGTTGCTATGCCACAAGCAGATGAAAAAACTGAAGGTGGTATCTTAAAGGCTAGTCAAACTATAAGGGATGAAGAAGTAAGTAATATTTGTGGCTACGTTCTAAAGTTAGGTCCAGATGCTTATAATGATGCTAATAGATTCCCTAGTGGTCCTTGGTGCAAACAAGGTGATTGGGTAGTTTTTAGAGCATATTCAGGAACTAGAATGAAAATGTATGGTCAAGAGTTTCGTTTAATTAATGACGACACTGTAGAAGCAGTAGTTGAAGACCCAACAGGAGTAGTTAGAGCA